ACAGTCCAAATGCCCGCATCAGCGAAGATAATCCTGTTCATAAGATACATGGATTTGTCGCTGACTTCGACGCTCCTGTCGATTGGGACAAGATCGACGAGACTCTCAAGATCCGCTGCGAGGGCGGACACATGCCAACGTGGCGCACCAAAACTCAGTCCGGTTACATCCGACTTGTGTGGGAGTTTGACAAGTCACTCCCACTTGCTCCAGCACTTGCTGACTCCTTTATGAAGCGGTTGAGTGACGCGCTCAAAGCATCGATGCTGCTTGCTGGTTTTGACAAGACCAGCTTGAAGGTGTCGCAGTACTTCGAGTTAGGCGCAGACTGGACTCGTATCGGGGACCCTATTGCCATATCCTTTGTCCGTACCGTGTTGCTAAAATCGGCAAACGATACACCGATCAAGACCGACGAAACCAATATCCCACTCGACGACATCGCAACAGAAGTTGCGCGTAAGTTTCCGAACCGATGGAAGGGTGAGTTTACCGTAGGTGCTCGCGGACCTCTGTTCTGGATTGACGACGGCATCGACCGCGACGGCTGTCAGGTACGGGAAGACGGAATGATCTGCTACTCAGACCGTGCGGGTACAGGGTTCAAGTCGTGGGGTTCGATCTTCGGTAAGAAGTTCGTTGACCAGTACGAGGAGAAGAAACTGTCTACTCTACTAGACCAGTACTGGTTCAACGGCAAGTCATTCTACAAGCTCCTTAACGGTGGACCTGTGGTGATACCGAAAGAACAACTGGTGCTCGAACTCCGTAAGGCTGGCTTCAGTCCTAAACTCAAGAAGAACCAGACGGTGTCGGAGATCGAACAAGCTATCCTTACTATCTCCAACGACTGCCGTGTCGAAGAAGTCGCGCCTGTCGTGTTTTCCAAAGAGCGCGTGGTTGACTACTACGGCAGGAAGATTCTCAACAACTGTAGAGCAAACGCTGTTCAGCCCGCCGACAATGGAGATCCAGCTAACTGGCCGTGGATTCATTCGTACCTCATGCCGTTCTTTGCAAAAGACCGCGATGGCAAGGAAACGCTGCCGTATTTTCTAGCGTGGTTTCAACGCCTGTACAAAGCGGTGCTCGAATGCCGACTCGATCAAGGGCAACTGATGATCCTGTTGGGACCAGCTGGACACGGCAAGACCCTACTCACCAATAAGATTATTGGTGCTTCGGTCGGCGGGTTCAGTGATGCCTCGGATTATCTGTCCGGCAAGACCAGCTTCAACCGTGACCTCTGCGGGTCTGCCGCTTGGGTTGTGGATGACCAGACAGCAGCAGCAACCTACGCCGATCAGCGCAAGTTCGTCGAGCTTACCAAGAGATGTGTAGCCAACCCTAGACTTGAGTACCATGCGAAGTATGCAGATGCTATCCCGTTGCCGTGGTCCGGTAGGGTTATGATGTCCCTCAACCTCGATGCCAACTCCCTTGCCGCTCTGCCGTCACTTGACAGCAGCAACCGAGACAAGATCATTGCGTTACGTATTGACAGTGGGCACAAGGTAAAGTTTGGCTCAAACGAGTTTGTCGAGAATACGATCAACACCGAACTGCCGTTCTTTCTCAAGTGGCTCTATGACTGGCAGGTACCGATCGAGGTCAAGGATTCCAATCGATTTGGCGTTAAGACCTACATTGACTCATTCATTGAGGCCGCAGCTTACGACAACAGCTCACGTTCTGCCATTGCAGAAATGGTGGAGTTCTTCGCCAAGAAGGTTCGTGAAACCGTATCTCTTACCAAATGGCGCGGCACCCTTACTGAGTTCACCGTTGTACTACAAGAATGTAATGGCGGTCGTAGCGTCGGCAATAGCGGAAATATGGAGTTCGTCCGGCGCGGCATGACGGTCCTCGAAGAGGTAAGCCAACACAACAAGAACGTCCGTCCGGTACGAAGCAAGGGTCAAGGTGGCGGCAAGATCTGGGAGATCGATCTCTCAGAAGCGTACGACATCGACCAAGGCGGCGACTTCTAAGGAATTAACGGACCCGCTTCTTCGTGATCTTCACGGAGGGCGGGTTCAGTTCTGAGATGGGTACCACAAACTCATCAGAGAAAGATAGCTTGCCATCATTTGGATCAACATTGCCTTTAGGCAGGAAGGTTGCTTTCGCAATAAACTCTTTCGCGGGCAACCAGCCGACAATGGTGGCAAGAGTCATTTGTTGATTGCATCTAACGAAATAGTAGACATCGCATTTGTTGCCTATCTTTTCTGCACTGGACTCTGCACCGTACACGCGAGCCACATAATGGGGTTCCGGCACACTAGCGGCCTTAGTCGTCTTCACGTCAATGGTTACGCCGTCTGGCATAGCAATATCGTAAGCGAAGTTTACGTCGCCTACTCTGCTGCCGCCGATCTCACGATGGACAAGCATCTCGCCCATCATTCCGATCTCATTCCCACGACCCCTTGCAATTGAGCCCCTGAGCACACCCATCGCTTTGGCTTCGGAGCGTGCCTGTCTCCGGTCTTCACCGGAAGGTTTTATGACTATCATTAGTACAGTTGGTAAATACGATTGAGGTTGCCAGTACCGTATGGATCGACGTTCAATCTCGGTATGGCGGCGCCCCTTGAAGTAGCAGCTTCTTCTTCCATCAGCTGCATGCACTTGTTCCAGTGATATTCGGCACGCTCGATATCGGCGTTATCCTCCATCAAACGACCCATAAGACCGTGCTTCAAAGCACCGACATTGCCGACATACACGATGTCGTTATCGGAGCGAATAGGTTGGAAGGCTCGTTTGCAGAGAACATGAACGACAGTCTCGTCATTAGTCGAGCGGTTCAGTCTGAACCTACGATAGCGAGTGACGCCGGAATCCGGTCCGACTGTGGCAATTGTGGTATCGGAATTGCCCGCAGTAGTTCGAATGTCGTATGCATCCGTAAGCCCGTCGAAGCGGATACTAATCACAGCATTAATGTCCTCTGCAAAAGCAAGAGGGACATCGTTGTCGGACACGGTATCGGTGGTTGACTGATAGATCTTGTCGCCGTCTGTCGCTGTGACCACGATCTCGCCGCCGTTATTAGGATTGAAGTTGGTTTTCGTCGGCGACTGGTCGGACGGGACAATGTGCAAAGTATCGGTAGCGGTAGTAATCAACCGCTTCAACGGATGAAAGCCAGCGTCAACTAAACCCCAAGTAAGGTCGGCTGTACCAACCCCCATGCCTGTTGATTTGAAGTCGTGCCATAGGGCACGGATAGGTGCGGGCTGGTTGTTGACAATTGTGTGTAGTACGGAATCCGCCTCGTCCGGCAGTGTGATGCAGTTGTCAACAACAGGCAGACTGTACTGGATAGTAAGATCACGGTACGTACCCATATTGTAGATACGAGACAAGACCTGATTGAGGCTTGTCTTGAACTCGCCGTCTGGTTCGATGTACTGACTGAGCATCGGAACCAGCTGATTTACCGTAGTGGCGGGCATTACTTTTTGGGTTTGGTTTTGACTTCACCGCTGTGAAGCTCGCCCTTCAGTTTGCCTTGTTCCTTGCCGCTGAGGGGGCTAACTTTACTGAGCAGGTAGGCCACTTGCTTTTTAGTCTTGGTCTTCATAACAGGTCAGAATTTACAGGAAAAAGGGTTGGAGGTCAAGGGTAAAGGGTTCAGTATTCCTCTTCGACCAATATGTCGAATGAGGTGCCTATTAGGGATAGCCCTTCGTATGTTTCAAGTGTGGGTCCGGTAGAATCTCCCTCTGGATAATAAAAGTATATGGGGATTTCCACTCCCAAAAACGTCATGGTTGACGACGCATAAGATGGGAAAGAGATTGGGATTGAATAATCCTCAGTGTTAAACGCAGGATATGTATCTGTTTCTACCGAAGTAAACAATACACCGATTGCGTCATCATCCGCCTGAAGACGCCCGAAGACGTTTGGAAACGCATAAACCTTAGTTGGGGTTACAACAATGAAACCGACAGCACAACCTATGCCAGCTGTGGCATAGTAGTCTGAATAGACGCTTGCATTATAAATATAGTTTCCAGACAACTCATTACTATTACTCATACTAAAATTATCTAACGGAACAGTTATTATTTCACCGGTTTCAGGATCGTGTTGCATGCCTTCGTGAGCCGCATGCCACACAGCCATAGGAAGCATTTGTGGTCTTATGTAGCCCCCGATATTTATCGGGCCACTGCCGTCTATAATGCCCCAACTGTAAGGGCCGAGTTCATCTAAGGGGACGGAAGAACCATCGAAATCTACACCTATTTGTGTGTCAAAGAGTGAAGCATTGTCTCCCTTAGGGTTTAATTGAGCCGCTCTGCTTGATATGTCTCTTCGACACCAAGCTGCGCCCTTGAATATATTATCATAAAAACTTGAATATATGTATATATCGCAACAATCAAAAGACCCTTCGAGTTTTCCAGTTATGGTACTTGGATTTCCGGCACTAAATTCTGAGTTTATATCCAACGACACTTTTAATTTTTTTTTGTCTAATATCATACTCAAGTATTTCCTGTCGATATCTACAGGGGGGCCATACTTTTCTTTGAATTCGGCTTCGTAAAAGGAAATGTTTTCGTCTTCGATGAAGGCGATTTGACCACCGGAAAAAGCACTTCTGTTGAAATTTTCAGGGTC